TCATATTATCTCCTAATTAATAATGTGGAGCGTTAGCTCCACATTTAATTTATTATGCTTCTTTAGCAAATGTACCTCTAACTTGAGTAACTTGCCATGCTACTACTCCATCAAGCGATGAAATAACAACATAGTCCCCTTGTTTAGAAGTTGCTTTTGTGTTGATTAAGTCTTTATCATCAGTAGAAGAACCCGCATAAGTGATTCCGTCTGAAGCGTTTGGACTAATTGTTAAAGTGTTTTGACCGTCTGGTGCTGTATTTACAAATTTAAAAGAATATCCTACAGCAATAGCTGGTAGTGTAAATACTACTCCATCAGTTCCACTTAAAAGAGTTTTTCCAGAATCTGCTGTTGTTACAGTGTAATTTGAAGATTTAGTTTCAATATTTACACCGTCTTTTCCTTCTAGTATTGGACCAGAAAAAGTTGTTGTACCCATTTTTACCTCGTAAGTAAAGTTATACCATCTCTACGAGCGTCTGCTAGGGCAGTCGGTATAACCAGTTATCCTAGTTTATAATGTGGGGGACTAAGCCCCCACAAGTTAAGAGTAATTATGCTCCCGGTGAACCAAAGATACCTCTAAAGTCAGAGAACCCGAATGAGTATCTTTCTCTAGATTTGTATCTAACGTTTCCAGTTTCAAAATCGCCTTCCATCTTAGTGGAAATTGGCGCTCTTTGGAAGTGTTTTAATCCGTTTGGTGCATCAGTTTTAATGAAAAATGCATCTGTATCAGTTAAGTAGTTATTTACTACATAACCTTGAGGAATCATCCCCATGCTACCGATAGCATTGATATCATTATCAGCAGTACCAACTCTTTGACCAGATTTCATCAATCTTTCAGCAGTGAACTGAAGGTTTACTGGAATGATTAACTTTTGACCATTTAGAGCAATTTTTAATCCTCTATCGTCAGTTAATCCAGCAATGTCAATCAGTGCTTGCTCTAAAGATGTTTCATTTAGGTCAGCAGATGTTGCTAGTTCGTTTGAAATGTTACCGCCAGTTGATGGGTGAGCAGTAGAACATAATTCTACGCCGTCTCCACCAGTGAAAGATGAATCAAACGCATTGTTTAATACGTTCGCACCTTTTACTTGTTTAGCGTTAGCCATTGAACGAGCTAGTGCTTTTGTGTAACGAGAACTGATTGTGTCGTAAAGGTTATCCTCTACTGCTTCTTCAGTAATCGCAAAAGCAAGTGCTATAGTTTCGTGAGTGTATCTCGCAGTGAAAGACTCAGTAGCATCGTCGTAATTTACGCCTGTGCCTTCTGGTTTTACTTGCGCTGTACCGAAACCGGATAGCATTACTTCTTCTTCGAATGCACGATCAGAAGTTTCTGTATCGAAAATCTGTTCATGCTGGTTTTCGTATCTGGCATATTCCAAACCGAACAAAGCGTTTAGGCCCGGTTCAAGCTCTTTTACCAGTTGTGATCTAGAAATTGGCATTAAACCCTCCTATTATATTGCAGTGGTCAGTAACCAAGTATGCTCACCAACGTTAGGTACTACATATGCGTTAGCATTTGCAGAACTTGTATCGCTGTTGTTTGGATCCTTGGAGATACCAACTTGTTTAAATTGTCCAGAAGTTGTGCTGGTAGAAGTATCTAACTCTTGTGAAGATCTTCCAGAAAGAGTGCTTCCACCCGTTCCTACTAAATCAAAACCACTAAAGTTCATAGCTGCTGTGCCAGTACCATCATGTTGGACTTCAAAGACGATTCTTGGATCGTCGTATATGTAAGCCACTATATCAGAAGCATTTGTGCTTGCTGGATAATAGTTACTAAAAGTTGGCTTACTTGTAGTTGGGTCTGTATAGAAACATCCGCCGAAAATGCCTAAAACTACATCGCCCGCGTCAGCAGATTCAATTCCTCCTGCTGCAACAGCTTTCACTGCTTGACCATGATAGATCGCAGTGCCATAGTTCGCCGCAATTGCGTATTCGTTTGTTCTAATAAGACCGCCTGTAAGATGCCTTACGGGTCTAAACCCGAATGCTGCGTCTTTATTTGCCATCGTTATATCCTTTTTTTAAAGGGTTAAGTTTTTTTAGTTCGATGGACAAAAGAGCTAGAAAATTAGTTCTTTTTGTTGCCACCGAAGGTTACACGAGATTGCCTATCTGGTTTAGAGACCGGCATACTGGGGTGTTGTTCCTTTAGTAAATCATTTGCAACCGCTTCTTCTTTATCCAGAACTTGCTGTTTAAAGTAAGCCATTCGCTCTTCCACGATTTCTACCGGAATTTTAGCCAGTAATAAACCACCAACGCCTATAACACCTTGGTATTTCCCTTCCTGTATTGTCGGATACTGACCATCGTCGGAATCGGCTCTTACGAGTTCAAAACCTTCTCTTAATCGAGCATTCAAATTTTTATTATCTGATTGCCCTAAAGTTTCAGCGCGTATCCACCTATATTTGTACCCATCGGGTGCAGGAGGTGCGTCTAGGGATGACGGGGGTGCCCATGGTTTCCTACGAGTCGTTTTCTCGCGGGATAAGGCAGCGCGTGGAGTCTTATTTTCATCAATTTTATTCATATGCCTACTCCTTCACGTATTTCGCATATTCTTCAAGTGGCACACCTAATTTTTTAGCAATCGCTACTTGTGATGGTGTGAGCCTCACTGTTTTGCGTCCAGTTCGTGTGGTCCTGTTAGCAGAAGCAACTGTTTGGACGGGTTGTTTGCTTCCTTGGACTTCTCCCCCATCGTTAAACTTCTGGGGAAACTCTTGTCTGAGCCTTCTGTCAATCTCTTCGTAGTATTCATCAGAAGATGGATTAAATCCTTCTTCCTCCACAAGCTTTTTGTGGATACCAAACGAAGCATATGTCATGGCTTCATCTTTTCCAAACCACTCGTTCTTCTCGGCCCAAGCTTCTGCTTTAGGGTCCGGTTGAGCCGGTGGCTGTTGTTGTACATTACTTTGTACAGGTTGTTGTATAATCTGTCCAGCGTTTTCTTGAGATTTTTCGTATAATTTTCTTTGCTCTTCCGTAGCATTTATACGCTCTTGCTCAATAGCTAGCTTCGCTAACGCTTGATTTGCGGCTACTTGTGCATCAACATCACCTTCTGCAACAGCTTGTTTTAATGTAGCTTTTGCTGTTTCTAGTTCTGATTTTACACGACTAGAAAACTCAGTAACATAACCATCATCTAGTTTTGTAAACTTTGTTTGTAGATCATCACGCTCTTTTTTTATTTGTTCAGCAAAACTAAGAGCTTCTTTTTCTCTTCTCTCTGCCTCACGAATTTTGTATGTTAATCTGTCAATACGTTTTTTGACACCGTCACTATACTCTTCGCGTTCATCTTTTTCTTTAACCGGTTCTGCTTTTACTTCAACTTCCGGTTCTGCTTTTACTTCTTCTTGTTTTGCATCTTTGAGTTCAACATCAACAGAATTTCCAGACGTATCTAGATCAACCATTATGTTGTCCTCTTTCAATGCTTCTTGTGCTTCGGGCATGGGTTCCTCTCCATGTTAATGTGTTACTGGCGATAAGATACTTTCGGGGTCTTCTACAACTCCAAGAATTTCATCATCATTTAGTAAGCGTAATTCGCCGCCTTCAATATTAAGACGTGAACCTGCGTATTTGGCAAATATTACCCAATCGTTTTTCTTGCACCATGCACCATTTGGAAAACGACTTTCATCGTTATATGCATCTGGTCCTACCTTTAGTACAAGTCCAACATTAGCTGCAATTTGTGTTTCTTGTACTGTTTTATCAGACAAGATAATACCACCTTTGGTTTTGCCTTTACCTCTATGAGGTAAAATTAAAATCCTCCAACCTGTTGGTTCTGGTAGTTTAGATTCTTCTTTTTTCTTTTTTTCTTTTTTTACTTGTTTAGCACGCGCTTCTGCAACGTGTGTTGGTAAAATTAAGTTAGTCATTTTGCTCCTGTTTCTTTAGCAGGTCCGAGAGTTCCTGTTCGATATAGTTTAAAGTATCAAGTTGACCTAAATGATTTTGATAATCATTCCAATCTTTTACTTGATTGTTGATAATTATCTCAGTTAGTTGGGTTTGTCTAGTCCTAATTACTCTATATAGCTTTTCAGCTAAATAAATTGCATCCATAAGTTATTTTTTCTTAAATAAACCTACAGCTCCTTTCGCGCCCTTAATGCCGAAACTTGCTGAGCAGGCAATATATAATAGATGTTTATAATAATCTGGGAGAGATTGCAAGGCAATAAAACCTTTCTCAATATGCTCTGTCATTCCGGGAAAGAAGACTAGTGTCGCTGGAGCGAGAAGACAAATTAAAATTAGTTCGTCTTTCCAACTTCCTTTCATTTGATCTACTGCTGATTGTTCCCATGCTACTTTGCCGGCAATTTGATCTTGTTTCAATTTAGTAGCTGCGCGAACTTCCGTAACTTTTAATTCTGCTTTTGCCTTTTTAGTTTCAACGAAACCTTTGACGCCGTCAGCGACGACGCCAAGTAAAGGTTTAGCTAAGAGTTGCCAGACCATGGTCTAGGCTCCTCCTCCTAATTGACTAAGAATAATGAGTACAATAACTGCTACAATACCCGCCTTTATCCAGTCCTTCATTTTCCAATCGGACCATTCTTTTAAATGTGCCCATAAGTCTTTTACTAAGTTCATGTTTCCTCCTAGTGTTCAGTCAAGTCAAAATCTGGTTCAAACTCGACCACTTTTATTGGATCTAAAACTTCCTCAAGTTTTTGTAATGCATCTTTTACATCATGTTCGCAATTTAAGCAACCACAATGGCATTTACCGCCATTACCATGGTGACATTCATGTTCACAATGTCTACAAAGAGCCATTAATGGATTGTCGCCTTTTCATATTCGTGATTCTCTAAATCTTGTGCAAATGCATAAAACATTTCTGAGGTTTGTTCTGGTCCCAATATATCTAGATAAATTGTCTTAGCCACAACTAACAATGACGCACTTAGTGCCATTGGGTCTTGTGGATGTTGATCCGCAAAAGCAAACACTTCATCTAAAATCTTTTTACTTTTTTCTTTTTTTAACAGTTTTTTTCCTTTTTTTAGCAATGTAGCCCCCATCCTTTGCATATGTAGATATTTTAGCACTTCCAAGAGCTTTTCTCATTTGAGAAGTATCACCTACTTTAGTACCAAACTTTTTCTTATATTTTTTAGCTAATAATTTAGCTATTCTAGGATCTAGCGCCATCTTTTTGCCTCCTTTGACCTGCTAAAGTTACTTCTGCTCTAAGATCTGCTTGATCTTCTTGACTTTGTAGCTTTTCTTTGTCCATTTCGTCTTTTTGTGCAAGTTTTTGACCTTCAAAGTTAAGTTTTTCTACGTCTAAGTCAAGTCTTTGTTCTGCAATGTTTTTATTTTGTTGAATTTCTTGTGCACGAAGCATTAATTCTTGTTGTTTTAGGTCAATAAGTGGATCAGAATCTTTTTTACCAAGGTATTCTTGCTCTTCCGCCACTAATTCTTCTGTCATTTGTACAATTCTCTCTGCAATTTCATTCTCATTTTGCATTTGAAACTGCTGCATGAGTTCTGGTGGTACTTGTCCACCAAATTGCATAGCTTGTTCTTGCATAGCTTGTGCATTTTTTGCTGTTATTTCTTCTCTAGCCATCATTGAAATGTGTTCAGAGATGTGAGCTTGTAAAACACCCATTGCAGGTGGATTATTTGCTACTAAAAACGAACTCATAAAAGCTTGGTGTGCATTTATATGCGCTGCATGGTTCTGACCTTGAAATGCTTGTAGCTTCATCATCTGTAATGACTTAGCATTTTCCATTCCGGGATCTTCTGGTTGTGGTTGTTGAGGAGGAGGAAGTAACATGTCAATATCTCTAACACCAAGTGCTTCATACATACGTCTGTATGCTTCATGCATGTTATGCATTTGCGGATTTGATGTAGCCATTTGCATTTGTGTTTGCGCTAAAGTAACGCGCTGAGCCATAGAGAAAATATTCGGATCAGAAACAGGTAGTATGTCAACCCGTTCATCAAAATCTTGTTGTTTAACAACACGATTGCCACCACGAACAGCATAAGGGTACTCAGCCGGTAAACTTTCTGCAAAGACTCTTGATAATAATTTAAATTCAACTTTTTGTGCGTAATGTAATCGTTTATGGATAGCGTTCATCACTTTCGTGCCGCGTTCCATAATTGCCATTGTTGTACCTACAGGATTTGCTTGTGAGCCTTCGCCCATCTTGTTATCGGCAATAGACGCAAAACGTCTACCTGCATCAACAACAAACCCTAGTAAAGCAAAAAGAGTTTGACTTGGTTCTTTGTAAGGTATCAACATCAAGGATTCGCGGATCGCGCCTCCCGGTGCATCTACATCCCGGAACTCTCCGGGTTGGAGCGGTTGATCATCGTCTCGAACTCGCAACCCTCTTGCCTTAAAACCGGCAGGGAGATTGGACAACGTACCTGCATCAATGAGTTGACGGAGTGCTGATGTAGCAGTTCTGGAGAGACCCCCGAGCATGTGGATAAGGCCAAAGCCATAAAAACCAAGACCGGGTAAAAACTTATAGTGAACAAAGTATTGTATCTTTTTTCGGAGAGGATCGTCTTCTCTGTAGTTTCGGTATATGGCCAAAACTTTTCCCGATCCTTCGTCAACAGTAACAACATAAGGCAGTTTAATACCAGTAGGTTCTCCTGTTTGCGAGTCTTTATCTTCGAAACCGGGTATGTCCAAATCGCAATGAAACTCTAAGAGTACTATGTCCTCTGCGTTTTGCGGCGCAGAAAT